TCACAATTTAAAAGTCCTGTGAATTGAATATGAACTAAGACTTTTCCGCCAGTAAACTTCATTTGTATATCTTTAGCAAAGTTAGTTATGTTAGTCATTGATGAAGCACCGGCATTATAATAAGCAGTTGTGTACCACTTATGTTGAACTTGCACGATGTTCATTGAGCCGTCAATAGCCATTAATCAACCTCCATTAGAACGGTTTACCTATAGCGGTGGCAGGCTCGGAAAGCCAACCCATCTTTTTATCCATAATAGCTTCCCATCTCTCAACGGCTGTTTTCCCACTATCTGCATCAAGTACGGGTGATGACTCTACATTCATTTTATCCTTAACCCAACCAATCACTTTCTCTTCGGTCAAAGAGTCATACGCTTCCAAACTTGACGGCCTTTCAAGTTTTGTCTTCCCGCGTGATTCGACTGTTTTATCTCCTTCGGTTCCCGTTAATTTCCAATGAACAATAGAAACATAACCGTCTGAAACATCTCTGGTCAGGTTAGTAATCGACCAAGTTTTTAAAACTGCCATTAATTCACCTCGGTAAGATTGAATTTGTATTTCTTGCCGTTTCTTTTATTAATCAAGAAAAGATCGTCTGAACCTTCTTGTATCGTAAAGCTTCCCCAAGTTCCGTCAACATCGTTTGAGCCGCCTTCATTGGAAAGATTTAAGTCATTTGTATAAATGTTTCTCCAGCGATTACTTGAACTCCCTAAGTCTTTACTATTGTTAGTACTAGGAATGAAATCGAAATAACTAATAACATTAGTAGAGCCATTAACGCAAAAAGCCCAGTCACCATTTGCATTTAAAAATCCTACCTGACTACTATTATTTGCATAAACATATCCTCTAATTGTTCCTCCATGTTCATCTCTAAAGATGATTCCATTAGCAGAAGTTCCACCTGCTATGTTCCAATAATCATCATTATGGGAATAAAAATGTTGAGTAGTCGCAGAGTTATATAATCCTTCCCCTGAACCATTATTGTAAAACCAATTACTACAGATTATATTATTACTAGCATTTACCTGACCAGTAATATTTAGAGAACCTCTTTCTAAATGTGTATTAGAACCGTCACCTTTAATTAACCAATTTCCCGTATTATCTAACAGTCCAAACCCACTTGAATCCCAATAAATATACCCCTTTCGACCTGTTGAATTTCCTGCCGCACTATTGTATCTGTCATAAAGAATTAAAGCTCCATGAGTTATATCTCCACTATTACCGTTGAGATGCCAATAGTTATCACTTGCATTGTAAAAATGAGCATCGTTCGCTTGGTTATATAAACCCTCTCCTGACCCATTATTTCTAAACCAGTCGTTAGAGTAAAGATTTCCAAAAGTCGGTTGAGAAGTGGTTAAAACTGCTTGGTTTAGGTAAGAGCTAAATTGATTTCCATCCCATAAATCGGAATCTAACCCCGATCCTGCTCCATCTACAGTTTTAATTGCAGTAAGAATTTCGGCTGCTGTTTGATCGGCAGTTGCACTAGCTTCGATACCGTCAAGCTTAGATTTCAGCGTATTAGTAAAATTATTCTGAGTTAATCCACCGTCGCCAACTGATAAATTGCCTTCGTGATAAATGGAATGATAAGTAGAGCCATCAACAGAAAAAGTAATATCATCTTTAATCAATAAAGAAGAAGAATCTTCTTGGTTATATATCCCTAAGAAACCATTAGCGTTCCACTGAATATAAGCTTTATTTGTTGTTCCTTCTTGGAATCTAATTAAAGGATCACCCGTTCCAGCTAAGACTAATTTTTCATTATCATTATCTTGATTAAGTGTTAATCTTGCCGACATACTGTCAGCCGCATTTGATCTCAAAAATTCAGCCGAATCAATACCATCTAAAGTTGTTGCGTTGACGTTGGTTAAAGAAGCCCCAGAGCCGCTAAATGTTGTTGCTGTGCATGTCCCTGATACTGTTACCCCAGTATTTGAAGTTGTCAATTTAGCTGAATCAGCAAATCTTAAATCAACGGCTCCTCCGTTTGCAACACAATGAATAGAAGTTTTATCGGCATTATCTCCTGTCCCTGTATTTATAGATATAGAATGATTTGTAGGAGCTTCAATTATATTTGCATTTGAACTATGGTGAATAATCAAATCTTGAGAACTGCCTAATACAAGCTTGACTCCATCATTTCCCCTAAACCGAGTTGAAGCCCAAATAGAAGCATAATTATTTGTTCCGTTTCCGATATTTCTAGTATTATCTCCATCAGGATTTATGTCTCTTGCTGTTAGCGTCCCAGTTAAAGTTCCACCTGCTAAAGGTAACTTAGTGGCAATACTATTTGTAACCGTAGTCGAGAAGTTAGCATCATCTCCAAGTGCTGCTGCAAGCTCATTTAATGTATTTAAGGCACTAGGAGAACTATCAACTAAGTTTGAAATCGCTGTGTCTGTATAGGCTGTCGTTGCTACTTTTGTACTATTATCACTTGCTGATTGGGTCGTTGCTGTTACACCATTTGCAATTGCACCTGATAATTGTGCCGCAGGAAGTGAAGTTAAATTTGCACCGCTTCCATAAATATTATCTCCATAAATATTTGCCCAACGTGATCCGTTTGACCCTATATCATGCGTACTATCCCCATAAGGAAGAATATTTCCATTCCATGAAACTTTTTGAGCAAAATAGAAAGAAGTTCTATCGGTATGAAAATGACACCAACTTGTATTCTTAGGGCCAATATCTACATATCCAGAATCAGTAGTGATCCTTAAAGTATTAGTAGAACCTTCTGATAAAGATGTATAAACGTCATTGAAATTTAAAGCCCCAGTTAAAGTTCCACCTGCAAGAGGAAGTTTATTGGCTACCTGAGTCGCACCTGAATCAATAGTCCAAGTAGAGCCAGATGAGCTAACAGTTATATCCCCCTTGTCTCCATCAGCTACACCACTTGATGCTCCAATCTCTGTGATATTTCCAGCATCGTTTTTTGTGAATAGCGTTCCGTTATCCGTTCTTAATGCAACCTCACCGACACTAAGATCACTTGCCCCAGGATCAGATCCAGAACCCCTCTTTAACTTAATTGTGTTAGCCATTTTTAATCCCTCCTATTTAGTAACGATTAGTAAGTACCACCATCAAGAGTTATTCCATCAATCGTTCCACCATCTATGTTGACGGCGTTTAGGTTTTGAGTTGCCATCGTTCCTAAACCTAAAGTTGTCCTTGCTGCTGCTGCGTCAGCATCATCTACTAATGTTCGACCATAAGCACTGAAATCTGTAACAGCCGCCGATCCTGAGCCAGTGAAGTAAGGAAGTTTATTAGCTGCACTTGTTAACCCTGCTATCGCTGCGAGTTCTGCGTCATAGGCTTGAACATTCGTGCCAATAACAATTCCTAAATTAGTTCTCGCCGCCGCCGCCGTACTTGCTCCAGTACCACCATGAGCAACCGCTACATCAGTCGCCGCCCAAACACCTGTTCCAATTGTTCCAAGTGCTGTAAGACTTGAGTTAACAATGTTAGAACCGAGAGTCGTACTGTTTAAAACAGACGTTCCATTGATATAGAAAGCTTTACTGGAAGCAAGATTGATATGCTCAGAAGAGGTCCAGGCATCAGTTGAATTAACCCAATTCCAAGTTTTGTCTCCCTCTCCCGAATCCACGGTGATGCCACCTCCATCGGCAGCAGCATCGTTAGCAGCACCCTTAGCAAGTTCTAAGTTTTTGTCGGCAATTGTTGTGGTAGTGCTATTAACAGTTGTTGTAGTACCAGAAACCGTTAAGTTTCCGCTTACGATTAAGTTTTGAGCACAAGTAAAACTCTGAACAGTTGCACCACTAAAATCTAATGTTCCTGTATATGTCTTATTACCTGAAATCGTTTGAGCAGTTGACAGCGTTGAATAATAACCATCTCCACCAATTGCTTCAATAGATGTGGCGGAACCTCCAGAACCCCCAGTACCAGTTCCGTAGTAAAGAATATTACTGCCTTCTGCATAGGCTAGTTCTGCATTTGCTAATGAGGTTGGGGCGCTTGATCCTGTAGATCTTTTAATTCGGAGTGTGTTAGCCATGATTTAAAAATTGCCCCCATCAACAAGGGTTAAAATAGTTTGCAGGTTGTCAGCCTTGTATTCGGCTGCTGTTGAGTCGTAATAGATCACACTTCCATCTACTCTAGATGAATCATCTAAAGTTTTTGTACTTGATGAAAATGTTGCCCCTTGCGGCCCTGTTGTAATAACTTCGACTGTTTGGTTATTATCAGCCGAAACATTAACTTGATTAATTGATTCAGTAATATCAACTGTCATTCTGTGTAGCCCTCTTTAACTTTTAATTCTCCATAAATCACATATTCAGTGTTTCCGCTAATTGATCTTTTTAAGTCGTAGTAGGCAGAGTCAGGCAGAATTGTTGTTTGCGCCTCGGTCATTGACATTCTTACTTTCCCATTAGCTGCATCTGTTACGCTGCAACTTATATCAAAATATTTTTTTGACCTTTCTTTATTCCAGGCGCTCGCGGTCATTGTTGAACCGTTCAAGTTAATTGCACTACCTCCTGAATCCTTCATCGTAATATCTTTAATCCAATCAACACGCCTATAAACTTTGGGATTATACAGGCCAGGTAAAGGAGCCATAAACTTAAAACCGTTGCCGCTATTCTAAAGCCTACGCAGAAATAATGGATAAATTAAATTTAAAAAGTTGGTTTTAATCTATATCCAAAGCTAAACCGATCACAAGCACTTCCGGCGCAATGCCAAAAATAAGGTCGTTCACTCGAAACTGAAAAACGTCTAACCGTTAAACCTTTATCATCATAATCAGTGATAACCTTATCTCCTTCTAAATATCTAAAGAACGACTTGCCTTGCTCAGAAGCATAAGTGATATAAACTCTTTCTTCGGGCATCTTGTAATTTGTATGCCATCCCATAAAGCCCGTTGGAGGATAATAAAAATGACCTGAAACATAAATTGAATTATTAGCGTATATTTCTTTTAAAAAGTGCAAAAGCTTTCCAGATATTTCGGTTGAAAATCTATGTAAATTTTTTTTCTTTGCTATATCAATATTCTGAGAGATAACCGAATTTAATGCTTCTTCAGAAAGATACTCTTGCCATTTCCCCTCCGGTCTTTTTCCTGTGTTTTTTGCTTGTAATCTAATATTTTGAATCTTAGACTCAATTATTTTTTCAATTTTTTCTTTAATGGATGTCGCGTATGTTTCCTTAATCATTTATTTTATCTCGATATTTTAAATCATAATCAATTGCCATAATGTCAGGGGCATAATCTTTTAAATCGGCTGCCTTTTTATAATTTGATAAATCAACTTTCAAACAGCTATTTAATGCTGTTATGTCTGCATCTATTTCCGATGCTACTGAATCCTTACTATTAGCTAATGCTTTCGTTTTTAAATAATCTAGTCGAGTTATTAAATTGTCTCTAACTGGTTTTAGCTCTTCCATTAAAGATGATATTATCGCCTCATAATCAACAACGATTTTTGTAGGCTTTGTGTAATCATCAAAACTACAATATAGAATTTCAGTATATTTAATTCTTTCATCTTCATCAGTGATGCTATCAGTTAAGTCCGGTTGCGAAAGATAGGCAGCCCCTTCAGGTATCACATCCATCTCGATTAATTCGGTTGGAGTTTTATCGGTAACGATAGTTCCGAGTTTAGTCGTGCTTTTATCGTAGTTATAAAAAATAGTTGTCATTAGGCAAAATAAGCAACAGTAATGTAATCAGGGTCAACATTCATTCTGCGATAAGTAAATGCCCGATCCCCATCATCCGATGAGGCAAAAGCTACAGAACTATCAAAAGTATAAGCAATAATATTAAATGTATTCGTGCTCCTACTTGATACCCATGCTGTTCTGAAGTTATCTAATCGACCTGTATTGTTCGGGCTGCTACCACTCCCTGTCGTGTAATCTCCTCCGCCTAAAGATCCTGATTCGTCAAGGTTTCCGATGATAATACAATAACTTGAACTGCCTGTCCGAATAGATGCGTCGATTGTAAGAGTGTAGGTACCAACGCCTGTTCTACTGACGGCCAACTTGTTTGATCTGATTGTCGCCCCATTTGCACCATTAAAGGCCGCAAAACCTTTAGCGTTTAAAGTTGTTGAAGTTTGTGTCGCCCAAGATAAAACACCATTTCCATCGGTTTGCAAAAATTGTGATGGGTTACCGTCATTATTTGGAAGAGTTAAAGTGTAATTTGTTCCGATACTTTGAGGGGCTCTTATTCCGAGATGATTGGAATTGTCGTTATCATATAAAATTAAACTTTTTTGTGATTTAAGATGAAAACCAGTTAGATCAAACCATGCCCTCTCAACCCCTCCAGTTGTAGCGACTAAAGTATTAGCATTAGACCTATAGAATCCCGTGTCTGTATCAGAGGCAAAACTGAGTGATGGAGCCGAGGCCGAGCCATTTGTCCCTCTTAATGGTAACTTTGGTTCACTAGCTGTTGAAGTGAAAGTGTGAGCATCGGTATTCCCTGCCCTAATATCTAATTCGTTTGTCGCTCCAAAATAAATTCCTGTATCAGTATCGGCTGCGTTTCTAATTGACAAGCTTGAACTAGATCCAGCAGGAAAACCTACATTTCCTGTGAAGGTCGGACTGGCAGAAACCGCATGGCCTAAATTGGTCGCGATATTTCCAAGCGTTGTGTAATTTGAGGCAGTTGTTCCTGATCCTGTTTTAACTTTTAAAGTGTCTGGGTTTGTACTTGTATCAATCCAAAGTTGCCCCGTAGCCGATCCCGCCGCCGCTGGAGGGGTAGACCCTGAACTCGTCGAATACAGATCAGTTAAGTTTTCATTGATGTCGGCTCGAACATTTGCACCTGTTGAATTAGGGATCGGATAATTTCCAACTGAAGTTTGTGCCATTAGTTAAGCCTTTCCATAGCCAGTAGCTGTCCAAGAGAATGCCCTTGACTGCCTTTGATTACTTGCATTGTAGATAGAAACACTAAAGCTAGTCGTGCTAGTAGAAGCAATTGTGTAATAGTCTCCAGAAGTCGTAGCACTAAAATTTAAACCAATTGCTGGAGAGGCTTTAAAGGTTTTATCAAATGTAATTGTTACATCCGCACTTCCAGAAGTTGTACCTGATCCAGATTCTGTTCTCCTTCCCATCATTGGTTGAACTCTTAACTGATCAACTGCAATTTGTTCTAAATTTGAACCTGTTGTAAATTCAGCTTTCAACTCATATTTTCTGCAACTGATCTGAGCATTGTTATAAACTCTCCAACTAGACCAATCACTATTAGAAGGACTTGCTACTTGGGTCGTTCTCACATATAGCTTGACATCACAATTTGAAGGCGCTGTTCCATCAATACTCGTTTGTTCGTCCCAATCAGTCCAAGTATCCACGAAGTCTGCATAAGGAAAAAATGACCTTGCCCTTAAAGTACTATCCAGCCGTATTGAAAAAATATCTCCTAAATCAATCGGATTATTTTGGAATAAATAAGTTCCTGAAGTATGCAATGTTGCATTGCCCCCTGAACTTCCTCCATCGGCTGCCATTAATAATTCACCTGTGGTTACCGTTAGATTTGTTTTTGAACCAGGGAAGGTATTGTCCTCTTGTTGTATGGGTAATAATTCCATATCGTCAAGATCTGGCATCGTAAATTCAATGCCTGCATATCCAACACTTTCATTGCCGTCAGCATCAACAAATTTCATTAAGTAAGTTCCGCCTTTTAATGTTGCATAAGCTTCTTTAGCTGTACCGACTAAATCACTATGAATACTCGTTGCAGTAGCCCAAGTTACGTTTGATAAATTTGGAGAATGCCTAAGACGCACTAAGCCGCCAACAGTCACATCAAGATCTGATGACTGAGTCCAATTAAGTCTTGCAAGCCCATTTGTAGGAACCATAGAAAAACCAGTTGGATCTTCTGGTGGCGCGGATTTACCTTCTAATAATTTTTCAAACGTGACAATCTGGCTTCCTCTACCTAATGAGTTATAAGCCTGGACCTGAATATAAATCGTTCCTTCTCTTACATTTCTTATGGTCGCGGAGGGAGTTGAGGTTGTTATTAATTGCCAGTTGTCATTCTCCATTCTGTAACTAATTCTATATTCAGAAACATTGACTCGATCATGTTGAAAATCAAAGTCAAAGCCAACAAAGATTCCTTGACCTTCTGAATATAAAAACTGGTTACCTCTAGGTTGAGTAATCTTATTAGGAGCTAATGAAAGATTGCTTATATCTCTTAAAACAACATCTTCTCCAGAATCTACAGAGTTATAAATGCTTGAGTTATATTCCAACGCCGTTACTGATAAAGCGTTATTTTCAGAACTTTCGGTTACAGAAATTATTCGATACTGCTGCGACTGAATATCTGATGTTTGAATCATCCATAAATTAGGCGTTGTTGGTGCTTGTGAAAAAGTCCCATCAATGTTGATTGTTGTTCCACTAATGCTTGATATTGTTTTTGTTTCTACTAAACCTGTCGGCATGATGACAGATATTGTAGGACTTAAACCCAGATTAATATTTGATAAATTCTCAGAACTATCAGCAACAATTGAACTCGTAGTTCCTGATTTAATGCGACCTGATCTTCTTTCCCCTGCCCTTAATTCATCTGCAATATCAATAACCATTCCAGGTCGTAAGACTAAACCCGAATCCATCCCCACTGAAAAAGTACATGTCTGAGTTAGTAGCTGTTCACTTTTTAAAAGCCAACGCCCCATTCTATGAGCTTGTCCTTGGGAGTAACATCCCAGAGCTTTAATTTGCTTTTCAATAATTCCATATTTAGACACTGCATCAGCATCTTCTACATACTCAAACTGGACTTCTCCCAATGCTTCATAATTTTGCCAAGCAACGGAGCAACAAGTATGACGAGCCTTCTGCGAGCTACCAGAATATTCAAATAAACCCTCGATGACATTTGAATTTCCCAGGATGTATGAAGAGTCAACGGGAGCATCTTGAACCATTACTACGCTGCCTGCTCCGTAATAACTAATCCCACGAAACAAAGAAGTCATCTGCTGTATAACATTAAATACCTCATCTCTTGTATTAATTAAAAGGTTGCAAAGCATACGCGGCTCTTGGCCTCCTTTCATATCAGAGACAAGACCATTGGTGTATTGGCTAATGGTGTAAAAGTCCCATTTATCAAGAGAACTTTCTGGAAGACCTATTGAATAACGATCATTAATAAGCAACTCATATAAACACCATGCTGGATCTGCGCACCAAGTAGCAGCCTGAAATGTTCCATCCCATATTCCGCTATAAGTTAAACGTCCAAGTTGAGATTCACCAACTCCTAAACTTGTCGAAGTAATAACGGTTGCATTACTTGGGATTTTTACCTTGATGCCACGAATTAAATATTTACGAGCAGGGATGCTTTGAAAGGAACGACTATCAAACCTTAAAAAAGCTAATGCGGTGTTGGGATAACGAAACTTCTCATCAATTATTTTTGTGTAACTTTGCCACCAAGTTTGTGAACTATGCTTTGCATTGGAATCATCAGCGCTAACTCTTACAACTCTTATATCAACAGGGAATGACCCCGTTAGAGGGAAGACATAATCTCTTAAATATAGGTTGCTTGATTTTCCAGAAATTGTGTCTGTCTTAACTGCGTTATACCCACCACCGTTATATTGCACATCTATTCTAATTTGAACAGAAGTTCCTACAATATCTCCATCGTCTTCGACTTTTCTAAGTATTGGAATTTTAATTGTTACACGAACTCTGTCTGTTGTAGAAGTTGTTATTTGACGAGTAACTGAGGTTGAATTTGTAACTTCAACATTAACTCCTTCTTCATCCTCATTCCCCATAAGATCAGAAATATATGTTTGATCCTGTGTCCCGTTTTTAGTAACGATTGAATATCCCTCGAAATTATTATTCCCTGCTGAATCTTGAACAGGAGTCCCGTCTAAATAAATTGATTTAAATCCATCATCTAAACCTTGGATGGGGCCTTCTGTAAGTGCATCCAAGACCTTTGCATATTGTATCGATTGAAGTGAATCATCAGCCTCAGTCGGGGTTCGATTACCACCTCCCCCTTTTCCACCACCTCCTCCTGCACCGCGAATCTCAGTCATCGTCAAACCTCCTGATCAACATCTAATCCAGAACTAATTACACAACTACCAATGAAAAGCCGTCCAAATGCAATGGGTATAGCTGTGCCAACCTGGGCAGTATTGGTCACGCCACTAAAACTATAATTCTGTAATCTGTTTGCTTGTTTCATATCTAAATCAGGAGGAGGAGGAGAAAGCATTTGACTAACACCTCCAACGACTAATGAAAGGCCAATTGCACCAAGAGCTTTTGAACCCCATGCACCTGCTGCGTAAGCACCAACAGACCAAGTACCGGCGGCTCCACCAGTGCCAGCAAAAGCAGCGCTTGCACCAAAGGTATAAAACGAAAGTCCAATTAATGCAGCGCCTAAAAGTATCTGTCCCACACCCCTTCCAGCACCTGTCAAAACTGGAGTGATTGAAAAAACTTCTTTCTCACTCCAAGGAAGAAGCAACGTTTCTATTTCTGCTTCTTTAACAATCTCACTTCCTAATTGAACTTTATATCCCACACCATCCTTTTCGCTTTCAATCATCCATTTGTCTAACCCCTTAAAATTAGATGTCAAAGCTTTTATTGCTTCGGCAGGAGTACTTACGTCAAGTTCAAACCTTCCTTGACCTCCAAGACGTTTTTTTAATTCGCCGTAAACTTTAACGACTTTCATGCTTCAAAACTTTAGCCGTCACCTTTTGATAATAGCCACCGTAGACATCGCGAGAAGATAATCGACCTTGAACGTGATGTAAAACGATGCCATCGTCTAAATATATGGCTGCGTGGTTTGGTACTGGACTTTCTAAATGCATCAAAAATAAATCACCATATCCAACCTCACTAATATCAACTTCTTTAAAATTCTCTTTTTTAAAATTATCTAAATACATATTCTCTCCTTTCTCCCACCATTGATCTCTCCTGTTGTAATCGTTCAAAATAATATTAAATTTTCTTTTATAAAAGTCTCTCACGAGTGAATAGCAATCAATAATTCCATGAGAAAATTCTCTGCCGACATAGGGAAGCTCCCATCCGCTTGGTTTGTATGATGCCCATTGTTCAGTATTAGGATTCACGATGAACCAAGGCAAACCAGACTTCTCACATGCGACCATGTCAGCCTGACTTGGCGATGGGTTTGTTTTTGGATGGCTATGAATAACGGCTGTGATTTCTCCTTTAGTCTCTGCTTTTAAATAATCACTCGGATCAAGGATGAAATGCTCGTCAGGAGTTACAGCTAAATTTTGACATTTAAAATATCTATTTTTACCTTTTACAACGTGGACTAAACCTACAGCCTCATTTGGAAACTGCTCCTTTGCATGACCCAATGCTTCTTCCTTTATCTTTTTAGTTAGATTCAACTTTGACGACCTGCGGAAGGAAAAGAACCAAAAGGCAATGGATTATTATCACCGAACCTTTTCTTACAAGAACTCACCCTTTTACCACAACGATCATTTGCTAAAGAAGACTCTGGATTGTCCTCTGCATCAAAATAATTAGACCCTGTATAACTACACTCCCCAGACCGATAAGCCCACTGACAAATATTCCCGATTAATTGACGACGAGGAATTTTAGATCCTGGTCTATCTGTTTTCATTGCTAATTCGAATCGAACCGAATCTCTATTCTCGGAAGCTTTACGATCAATCTCCCAAATTTCAACAGGCCATTGAGCGTTTGGATCTGCTGCTGTTTCACCGTCTAAATATTTTTTAAGCGTTCTTATTCTTCTTACTTCGGCTCCAGTTAGATCGTTTCCAGTTGTCGTCGCATTTACCACAACTAATAAAGCCGTAATCGTATTATCTAAATTTGCAATCGTTAATGTCGGACGTGGTAATTTTCCTGCTGATGAATATTCGAAGCCGTCAGCAATAATGGGGACTCTTGAATAAGAATTACCATCCCATGTAATGTTGCCACTAATAGCAGCGTTACATCCATTGTGAAATCTATAAATATCATTTGAACCATGTAACTCATTACTTAAACGCACTTCAAATAATTCAATAATTGCACTCGGCGCTAATTTAGAAAGCTCTTCATAAACGCTACTAATTGCTGTCCATACGACATTATTATCATTAACAGTTGATCCTATATCTGTAGGCCAGGAAGGTTCAGAGCTTGCTGAAGTTCCAGCGGTTGTACATTTAAAAAACAGACCAGTAACTTGATCAGTAGTTGCACGACGTATATCGCCAAGGCTGAAAGATGTACTAGCTACCCATGCTGAAACTGCCATTAGGGTTCAAATACTTCTCTAAAAGTTGCAAGTACACTCGAAAAACCAGAAACAGTCATTTCGGTTGACCAAGTGCTGCATACCCATTTACTTGCACTTCCTCTTGGTGGTGTCCAATCAAAAGATTCAATCCCCTTTCTTGCTTCAAAAAAATTCAGAATATTATCTCGCTCAGTATCAGTTCGATTGCTAAAACGTAAGTTCCACACTTTTGGATCTCTGGAAAGACCCATCTGGATTCTTTGTTCATAGCCATCACCAAACTTAACGCTCCTAATTAAAGGCTGGCTTTTTTCTGATGCGGTATAACTTGGGCTAATGGTGAAAGTAGGCATGATTAAGAAGCTAAAAGTCCTCCTGGCCTTTTCTCCTGCACAAGGATGGACTGGACAGAACTAGCGATTAACTTTCCAAGCATTCTTCCCTCTTCTTCCTCCCCTTGCACGCTTGTCCCTTGTGCATCAACATTTACCACAACAGAAGTATTAGACCCACCGCCTTCAACACCTAAAATTCCATTCCTACGTTTTAATGGGAGTATTGCTTCACTACCTTTTTCTCCAGCAACAGCAATGCCACCATTAGCCATATATTTAAAGTGCGGACTATTTATGACTCCTCCTTTGGCATATTCGGTTACATGTTGACCATCCTCGAAAACATTTCCTTTGGCGCTAAATATTCCTTTGACCCAACCTGTCAGTGGTGCTGTAATTGCTTCTTGAATAGCGATCCTAGCCATATCTCTAAGGATGCTGTCTGCTAAAGATTTAAATTCCAATTTGCCAGTCATCACAAAATCCACTAATGAATCTTCCATCTTTTTAAACGCATTAACGACCATATCTGAAACTCTCGTTGCAATATCTTTTAAACCGTTTTTATATTTATCTAATCCTTCAACAGCACCCCTGGCCCATTCGGAATTTAATTTTTTAACAGATTCAGTGACTTCATCTATAACTTCTGGCCTGAAATGTCTCCCGACTATTTGCCCTGTTTGTTCTACGTTTCCAGGGGTGTTGAATTGTCCGTCACGTCTCGCTCTATTTTTTTCTAACTCTGATACAAAATCAGGGTCATCCATTGGATTCCCCCCAAACCCAAACGTCATAAATTTCATAAACCCTTGTAACTCTTTGCTCTTTAAAACTGCGTTTAACCTGTCAACACCAAATTCAAGAGCATTAACAACTTTTGTTATACCCTCTAAGTTGTCTTGTACTGCAGTGATTTTTAATTCATCAATTGCTATTTTTAAATCTCTAAACTGCTGCTCTGGTCCTTTCATGGCTTCCGTTAACTTTTCAGCGCCTTCAGTTCTCAGTCGTTCCAATGCTGGCAAAATATAATCGATCGTCACCTTTCCTTGTTTAGCAAGATCTCTCATCTGACCAACAGGGACACCCATCTCTTTAGCTATTGCTTGAACAACTGCTGGAGTTTGTTCGAAGACACTATTTAATTCTTGTCCTCTTAAAACGCCAGTTCCTAAAGCCTGAGATAATTGTAAGAACGCACCGGATGCTTCAGAAGCAGTCGTTCCGCTTAACTTTGCCGCCGTATTAAATCCTTCATAAACAGTTCTAATATCTTCTAGTTCTAATCCAATCGGTCTTAAACGTGCATAAATTTGAGCAAATTCCTTATTGGCTTGAGTTTGACTAATTCCAAATTTTTCTGAAGCTGCACTCGCTGCATTCTGAACGCTCGCTAAATTATCAAATCCTTCTGATAGTAACTTTAATCTTCTTTCTGATTCGGCTCTTTGTACTGTGACGTTTAACGCATCTTGGACAACTCTTAAAGCAACATAAGCCTTTGCTAAACCATCAAAAGTTAATTTGACATTCTTAACTTTCCCTGCCAACCCCTGCATGGAGTTGCCTAAACGCTTGATGCCTTGCGCTCCTAAAGTCTTAACAGCCAGGAGCATTGAAAACTTTGTGCCTTGCGCCATCTACTTCTTCTCCTTATTCATCTCAGCTAGTGCTGCGACTTCGATCACTTGTAAATCTTGAAGCACAGAACCTAGATTCTCATATTCATATAGTTTAGCTGTGCTTATTACGCTGGCATAGTCTAATCCAATAACACCACCCATAGTCGTCCTCCATTGCGTTTGAACTTTTAAAAATAGCGTTAGCGCATCCCAATTCTCAGGCAATACTTCAAAGTCAGGTTCAGGTTCAGGTTCAGGAAGAGCAATCCCAAACGCTGCTGCATCCTTTTCTAACAACTCCTTTGAATCACCGCCACTACACCAATAAATAGCAGCGGCTTTTAGTTTTTTACTTTGACTCCAGAAATACTATCGAAGAATGATTTAGATATTGCATTTGCAACCATTGGGACATCTACCAATTTATTTAAATTAGAAACTGAAAATTCGAGTGGGTTTCCTTCGTCATCATCAATTCCCTCCCATCCAACTAAAACCTCATGCGCCATCTTCTTTGATGTAATTTTTCCTTTTTGGATTTGATTGCCTAATTCATCCACGCGAGTCATTGAGAGTCTTTTAAAGACACCATCAAAAGTGCATCTTTTATGTCTTCCGTCCATTGGTATATCAACGGAAACAGGCCATTTGTAAGTGTCCGATTGCTTTAATACAAAAGCCATTTAAAAAAAATTATTTAGCCTAGCCTAACTTGTTCTCTGCCCTACGCAAGATTAGTGGAATTTGAGACTAAATTCATTATTACCTGCAGTTGTAGGAATAGCATTGTAATTCATATTCAGCATCGCCACACCGTCTGAGTCAGAGTAAGTTGGCTCTTGTATATCAGTTTGTCCCAAAGTAAGAGTGACACGGTTACCTGCTACTTGGCCATGTTGAAAAGTCAAGTTCCCAGTTGATCCACTTGTATTTGCAATTGCAAAATAATCCTTCGTTCCTAATGGTGGAGCCTCAATAGTTACAGAACCACTTGGTGCTCTCTCTGTAATTAATACTTCCTTTGTTCCTTGTACAAGCTCTCTATATGTGACCTGATTAGCGTTGTCATAACTAAAGGACTGTAATGCTGCCGCATAGCTATGAAATTGAAATGCCGTTGTATTATCTTTATTGAAAATTACTGGACTTGCTTGATTTTGATATGTTGGCGTTGGATTTGAACTTGCACCTGGAGCCACATATATTCCAGTGAAAGTGAACGAAATTACAGGAATGTTTGAAACTTCTGCTGAGATACTAAAACTGCCTCTTGCTCCTCGAATTTGATGACGTTGCCCATCTAGATAAAACCATAAGGTTGAACTAGGAAAAGAAGCAGAAATCGGAGCATAAGTATTACTTGTCCCGCTAACAGTTGTAATAGCTGTACCGCAACTTAAAAGAAGATTTGAGAATGCTGGTGCAGTGCCTGCTGTACCTGAAGCAGCCATCTCAACCTCGAAGGTCACCATTACATGCTGATCGGCAAGAATGGTCTCATAATTTCCCATATATCCACGAACAAGATCTCGACTCACCTGCGTAGCTGATAAAGGAGTCAGATCAATACTTCGGCATAAGATACTATTTGCAGACCCTGTAGGGGTTGGATCAGTGCCGTAACTTGACTCTGCCTTAGCAAGTAATATTCTTTGAGATTGTCTAAGAGCCATCAGTTGATTCCTTTAATTTAGGGCCGCTTGCTATGTTCTCATAGTAGACAAATTCTCTTAAACACTTGTGAGGTCGTCATTTGCTGTTCTATACCTAATCTGATAATTGCTACTAATTGCGCCTGCTGGTTGGTCGGCATCAATCATTTCAAAATTAGTGCCAGTCGGAATCAGGTCCATCGCATAACCTCCAAGAGTTATATCATTCATAATTTTTGAATGAAGGCTTTCTATTACAGGATCAGCTACCTCATCTGGCTTATCTCCACGAACAATACAAGTCACTCTTATTTGTAATGTCCAATCAAGCTTTGCTAAAGAAGTGGTTTGTTCACAAGCATCACTTACAGGTTCAACAAGCAAGCAAGGACTCTCAGCACGATTAACCGCTGTTACTCTTGATCGGTAAATGCGACTCCCTACAGAAGCTGTGCCAGCCAAGGCCGTCATTACAGCATCCAATATATGTTCCCTTCTCGTCGTCATGTTTTTTGAACAGAAAGAATAGTAATTAATCCGTCGTCTTCTTGCTCGGCAGACCTGACTGTGTAATTTACAGAATTAATCGAAATAGCATCTCCACTTTTTAAAGTTCCAAAATCACTGGTCTTGCACCTAAAGGCATAATCGACAAACAAAACCTGATCTCCAAAAGCAATATTTGTTGGCTGGTCTAGATGACCTTTCCCATTAGAAGTTCCTGATTCTGCACTTAAGGCAGAGGAATCACTAAAGAAAACATCTAAATCATCACTTAGAGCCATTTGTTGTAGCTACCTTTTTCTTTGCTTTTGGTTTTGGTGGACAACTTGGCGCTTCTATTGCTTCTGTAGCGCGACCAAACTTAATCAGATCCTTAGCCATAGCATCAGAAACGTCACAAGTTTCTCCGGCTTCTAAATGCAAGTCACCTGCAGCGCAGGTTTTAATAATGGTTACTTTCATAAAAAAAGGGGGTGGTTGCCCACCCCATAGCACTTTTATTAAGTTGTGATGTCGGCAATCTTACCGAAGGAAACAGGATTTCTTACAGCCACATCAAGGGTCATAATTCCTCTGATGGAAGTAAGATTTTTGCTGAAGTCATCAGCATCCTCACCCACAGTAATTTCTAAACCTCCGCCCCATGTACCCACGATGCACTGAGAGAAGTCACCATAAACGAGTGCAGAACAAACGCCAGAAGATGAACCCTTAGTAAGGTTGGCTGGAACTTGGTTTGATGAAAGAACACCCCAACCATTGAGAGTTGCTGGAGTACCACCACGACCAATAGCTTGTAAGTCTTGGTTGTAAAGGTATTCACCGCCAGAAGTTTTTAATTTCTTAAGTGATCCAACCACCTTCGCATTGGTAATGTACTTAACAGCACCTGTATTTACAGCGCCGTTATCTTCCATAATCGCAGTCTCTAGATCGACCACTTTATCCATTGTTAGCGCACCGCCATTCGTGCCAATTGCCACTGAATTTATTGATCCAGTATTCATAATCCCCGTGGGCTGCCCTGAAGAGCCAGAGCCATTAAGAATTGCGCGATCCATTTCTAGCTGTAGACCATCACGAAGGTCGTCTCTAATTAGCTGCTCAATTCCAGGAGTACCTTGTAAAAGGATCTGCCTAGAGTGCTTTTGAATTGCGGCTAAATTTTTCGGACTCAAAGTGATTTGATCAAAAGTTGAGTTCGAGAAAGTTATCGCCGTAGTTTCATTTGAGAGCCAATAAGTACTGCCAACTCCACTGCGACGTGGAATCGCGACATCACCAACTAGACCATTAATAGTACGAACGCCTGCACCGTTGGGCCCAAGCATCACACTTTGATTTCGTAACGCCTCAATAAAATCAGAAGCTAAAAGATCAGTTGCGACTATGTTTCCACCAACATTGGCCGTCGCCGCCACGTAGGTAGCTCTTTCTGATAATGCAGAAAAAGGAACAAAGAAACTCTTTTCTGTAGAGCGCTTGTGACCTTTCTTTTCTACTTCACGAGATAGTTCGCGAACATAACCAGACTCTCTAGATGACCAGTCACCAGTTAGAAGAGAACGAATACCAGCTGTGATTTGATAATCGCATTGCTCCTTTTCTGACATCTCCACTGGAGAGACAGTTTCTACAGGACGCTTTCTGATTTCTTCTAGTGCTTTTGCACGAGCTTCTTCGATAGGCATTCCGCTATCTTCTGCTGTTTTCGCAAGTTCAGGAAGATTATGCGCAGCACATAATTCACGAATAGATGCGACTCTGGCGCGTTCTTTGCTAAGGACAGATTTCTCTGCTTCAGCACGCACCACTTCAAGATCGGGAGTGGTAGACATTTCTACTTTTGTTTTTATAGAAGGACAAGGTGGTGCGACAGTTGTCGCGTCAGCGTCACTAGTACGCTCTTCTGCCATATTAGATGGCTTGTCTGTTTTAGACGTAGGCTTAGCAGATCTGCCTATGCCAACGGAGGGATCTGCAGCCAAACTGCAGATGGATACCTCATGCGGACACCAGTCCAGAGCTCTGTAGCCACCTTCAAATTCCTCGGTATCGCGGACAGAATAACCAGTTGAAACCCCTCTCAGGATTCCTTTCTGGACATCGTTGAATACTTCAGATGGAAATGGATTGTCAGAGAAGCGCACTTTTACATAGCCACGCTTATTTTTTAAATACGCAGCCTCGACTACACCGATGGGTTTATCTCTGTCGTGATTAAACAACAAAGGAGCCGCATCTAGTAAGCGAGATAAGTCAACAGAGCTTTCACTATGATCGAGAACCTCGTCACCAAGGTATCCCCTATCGACTGGCATTTCTGAACTAAAGGGAAACTCAACTGTGCGCGATTCTTCGTCAACCTTAAATTTGACTGACTTTGGTTCAGCGCGAAGTTCAAGCTTCTCTTCTACATCACGTGCCTCCATTGTTTTTTGAGTTAGCTTTCTCTTCTACTTTAACTATTCCGTCCTGCGCAGTAATAGCAGGGTTACTTTCGAAGGATAAAGATAGCTGATCTGCCTGCTCCACTTCTCGCTTCCTGGCAGCCATTAGTTCTTCTAAATCACCTCCTTGCTCAGCAACAACTTCTGCCTGAGTTTTAAAACCTGAACGAACAGCTTCTTTCGCAGCAGCTATTTCTTTCTGCGGATCGACAAACGCCCATCCTCTAAATAACCATCTCACACGTTTATATCTTTCTGGTTCTGCTTCAAAACTTCCTAATTCTAGATTGCCACTTAAAACAGCTAATTCGAGCCAATAATCAAATATTGGTTGAAAAAAACGTTCTCTTAAAAAACCCTGAATAGTTTTGTAATGGTCGCGATCTTCTATAAGACTCAATCTTGACGACGAATAGTTGGTTTGACTGAAATCACGACTCACGCTTTCATACGAAACTCCGCAACCACTCGCTAACCCACGCAACATTGCGCGAAGGAATGGTTCGAACTCCCCATTCGGAGCATCCATCTGCGGAACATGAACTTGTTCGCCAGGAGCGAGATATTTCCAAACTCCAGGAGTGAAGTCCGTTACTCTTTCATCTTCATAAACGTCATCACCTACTAATTCCCCTTCTGGTGAACTAATAAATCCTTGGATACTCGATGCGGCTCTTGCCCTGATAACACTGGCTTCCTGAAATCCTGCCAAGTGGTGGAGATCTTGCAAGGCACTTGCAATCCAACTGACCCCACGAGTCTGACCAGGTCTATCGGCAATAAATAAATGTATAACCTCGTCAGCAGGTAAAAACATGTGCTGCTTTGTTCCTTGAGGAATTGGAAATGGGGTGTCACCAGGATGCTGTTTAAAGAACGCATAACGAATTGCTCTTTGGAACTGGTCCCTTTCGATTCCCATCCTCCAAGTATTATTTTTATTTGTTGTCGGACCTGAAAAGTCATCGTCTAATTGATCGCTTTCAAGTAGCTCTAAGCCAAAAGGAACAGAACTCCTTCCAAAAGGTTTTTTAATACATCGAACGAAAACCTCTCCACTTTCAAAAAGAGATTTGACTATTAATCTGCTGATGTCATCTAAAGAATCTCGACCATTGGCAGAACAGGAATCATACCGACACCATTCCTTCCAAGCTTTCTCAATCGCGTCATTAACCTTGGTGTCTAACTTGCCTCCACGTAATTTACGCACATCACTTTGAATCCGAACGCCTGTGCCAACTACGTTTTGAACAATTGATCTTTGTGCTTGCCTTGCATATACGTTATCCCTGCAAACTTGACGTGTTCTATTTCTTAGTTTTTTATTGCTTGATTTAATTTCAGTGTCAGCGCTAGTTCCTGCCGCTAACCAACTGAAGGTCAAACGAGAAGAATTAGCACCTGCATAATTTCGCCTCTTTGGTGCTAACAAAAGTGGTGGCTTAGGCAATTCAGATTCAAATAAGCCTTTCCAAGCATTAATAATTCCCATTAGAAACGAACAGCGAGATTTCTAGGGTTTCCGAGGCCCTGTGCTAGTAACTGAGCTTGCTTTTCTCTAAAGCAAACAGCCTTTAATTCAGATAAACGAACTCTTAGATCTCTCATCTCAACGCGTTTAAATGTACGATTCCCAATCGAGTATTCCTGAGCACCATCTTCGAATTTTCGCAATGCCGCCGCAATATTATCTCTATCAATCTCATTCTGGGTTCGAGTTTCTATAACTCCAGGAGTCGAGCCGCTATAACTCAGGCTTTGTTCAACATCTATATTTCCAGAACCAATTCTATGCTTATCACTGCCTTTGCTAATTATTGCCTCCCATCCCCACCTTCCTTCATTGAAGTCTGCACTATCAGTTGCTGAGATCGTTAATTCCCATCCACTATTATGAGCACTACCCACAATGGTATGAGCTCCAGAGACTGAACTTCTCAAGTAATAAGTTAATGTCCAATCGCTACTTGTTGCCGTTATATCAAAAGGAACAATGGCTGAAGGATCTCTCCATTTAATTGTTGTACCTGCCGCAAATCTTGGCGGTATATCTGAGGACCAAGCCATGTTTAATTTTTACCACTTATGAACGAAACCATGAATAGGTTCCTTTTTAGATTTTAGAACTTTCCTTTGCGTAGGATTAGCAGCCTCTTTCAGCCTTTTATCAAACTGCTCCCACATCGTTCTTCTGTCATAACGCATATAAAGGCAATTTAATGCCGCATAGGAATAAACAAGAGTGTCTAAGCTTTCATTTCTTGCGTTTGGTTTTTTGATCCATTCCCTATGAGCGAAGCCACCTCGGTCATGTCTCATGACCTGTTTCTCTGCAGTCAGTTGTTCGAAGTATTCATTTGTGGTGGACATGTGAAAGTGCAAATATCCAGGCCCAGGCTCGTTGTGTTTTAAACGCGAAAATAAAGTCGTTTTTATCGTGTCACTTCCTACGGGATAAACCAAAGCCCCACCTTTGAGCGCTTTGCCCTTGTAATTAATATCCACTTTTGAGGCTCTTCCAATTGCAGGTTTGTTTCTTTGGGATTGACCCTTAATAGCAATAACTCCTTGTTTGATTCTTTCTCTTGCGTACTGGTAAACCTCAGAAGTGAAGTGTCCACCAGAATCTATCGCCACCATATCGGGTCTTAATTTCACGCCGGATGCGTGAGGCCATTCTTTTAAAACAATTTCATCAAGTTGCTTCCAGAGTTCTGGTCTTCCTGGATCTCCATAAATTTCTTGATGATAAATTAACCACCCTTCCTCGCAATCTGATGGGCCACGCCACGCAAAGACTGAAATAGCTAATCGATTGTCCTGAACATCAACCCCAACCGTTAAAGCTACGCTTGGCTCTGGCATTACTCCTGGCTCGTAATGTTCACAACGCTCCATCAAAGCATTAGCTGAAATCTTGGCGGCATAATCTTCCTCCCACGTTTCTCCAAGGATGGTATTGACCCAAGTTTTGAGCTTGGGTGCATCATGTTTGCTCTTTAAAAAGTCCTCACATATTTCTTCCCATGACTTCCAACCTAATGGGCTGTATAAGGATGAAAGATGAAAGCCAGCTGTTTTTCCATCGCCTTCTGCCGTTGCAATCCACTGTCCATCACTGAGAAGTTGGGTTTTGTTACTTTCTGTAAACTTTTGCTTGCAGTGCTCACATTCGTATTTCACCGTTGATGGTTTGCCTTCTTCAAACTTTAATTGTGACCATTTCAACCAGTCCATAACTCCGCAATTGGGACATGGGACGTGGTAACGCCTCTGATCAGATAGTAAAAATTCAGTCTCAATTCTTGAGTAGTCCTTGATGGTTGGAGTGCTTGCCATAAATATTTTTCTTCTCGCAAAGGTTGTGGATCTACGTTCGGCAAGAGAACAAGGATCTCCTTCCCCTTCTACGTCTGAAGGAAAAGCATCAATTTCATCCAAGAAAATATATCGACAAGGTGTACTTCTTAGCCCAACAGCCGAGTTTGCCCCAGTAAGGAGCATCATGCCTCCAGGAAATTCTTTAGAAAACAATGTATTACCAGAATCCCTAGATCTAGAAGAAGCTATTTTCTCTCTTAGCCTTGGCGTTTCCTCAATCATCGTTTGTAGCCTTTGTTTAGAAAGCCTCTTTGATAATTCCACAGTTGGTTGCACCGCGAGCAGAGGTCCAGGCGCGTGATCCACTACATAGCCAAGCCAGTTCGATCCACATTCCGTCGCTCCTAATTGAGCTCCTTTCATAAATACGACTCTTTGAATAGGATCAGAAGCAGACAAGGCATCCATTATTCCGCGAAGATAAGGAGTACGATCCGTGCGCCAAGGTCCAGGTTCTGAAGAAGCACGACTAGAAAGCATTCGATGCTCGTCGGCCCATTCACTAACAGTTAGCTGTTTTTCAAAACGAAGAGAGACAAGGCTCTCCTCTAGTAATTCATCAATAGCTGCTGACACTTAATCCCTCCAGAACTAAGGCAATTTCATTTGTTAACAAAGTGTGAATCTTTGCTTGCTCCGTTTCTGCTGCTGCAATTGGAGCGATTCGATCAGGAATTGCTTTTAAAGAATCGCGCAAACCCATGTGTAATTTCGCAAGCTTTAATTTTAAATCTGCTTTGTCAATCAACTTTGAGCTCTTCTCTCGATATTCCAATTCACAAAGTCTCGCTGCAAATGCTTCTCTAATAGCTCGACTCCTAGCGAAAGAAGGCACAGCCTTTTGATCTGCATCTTGTCTCCTTAGATTTGCATCTAAATTTGGCGCTCCACCTAAACCTCCTCTATCAGGAGACTTCGTTCCGGCTATCTCTCGATCAAGCGCATCTTTATCAGTAATCATATAAGTTCTGCCTTTCTTTCTAAGACTTGGCAGCCGACCACTAGCTGCCCAACGAATCAGCGTTGTATATGCAACATCGCATTTCGCTGCATACTCTTTTAATGTCATGCCGCTATAACCTCCATAGGTTCAGTAGATGGATTACAAATAGCTGTTTTAGAGGTATATTCCTCCCATCTTTTTACAATTACGTCGCAATAGCGTGGATCTAGTTCCATTAGGCAAGCTTTACGTCTTGCTCGTTCCGCAGCAATAATTGTCGTTCCCGATCCACCAAAAGAATCTAAAACCACTGCTCCTTGAACGGAGGAATTACACATTTGATATTGGAATAAATCGACAGGCTTCATTGTTGGATGTTCCTTGTTCCTACTTGGCCTGTCAAATTCAAGAACCGTTGTTTGTTTTCGATCTGTATTCCAAGTGTGAGCAGCGCCTTCCTTCCAGCCATATAAACAAGGCTCATGTTTCCAGTGATAATCTTGCCGACCCATAACCATTGTTTGCTTTAACCAAATCAAGCACTGCCTTACCCTCCAACCCATCTCATCTGCAGCCCCTCGAAAATTAAACCCTTCCGAATCTGCATGCCAAATATAAAAAGGAGCGCCAGGTTTCATCACTGCATCTGCGGCTGTATAAACATCAACAAGAAACTGCCTGAAATCTTGAGCGTTCATTGAATCGTTTTCAATTATCAACTTGTCTTTTGTTTTACCTTCGTAAGCCACGTTATAGGGAGGATCAGTAAGCCAAAGATCTGCCTGCTTACCATCCATCAACCTTTCCAATTGCTCAATACTTGTTGAGTCACCACAAAGAAGACGATGCTCACCCAATATCCATAAATCTCCAGGTTTCGTTATTGGGTCAACTGGAACTTCAGGAATCTCTTCTGCTTCACCTTCATAGGCAGGGTCTAATTCCTCCGGCATCAAATCCGACAATTCCTCATCACTAAAACCAAGCAGGCTTATATCGAAATCATCAACGATTAAATCCTTAACCTCACTCCGCAAGAGCTCCATATCCCAACCAGCATTTAAAGCCAGCTGGTTATCAGCTAAAACATAAGCCCTTCTTTGTCTCTCGCTTAAGTGATCCAGGACAACTACTGGAACTGTAGAAAGTTCTAATTGCTGCGCAGCACAGAGACGACCATGACCAGCAATAATTCCATTACCACTATCAACCAAGATTGGGTTTGTAAAACCAAACTCAACTATCGACTTTGCTATCTGTGCAATTTGCTCCTTGTCATGTGTTCTTGCATTCTTCTCGTATGGCTTGAGCCTATCTATGGGCCACAACTCTATTCTTTGAGCCATGTGAATAGATAATTCTTTACCAATCTGCTCAGGCACAAGCAATGAAAATCACTAAAACCATCTTAGACATGTGAAAACCACTAAATCGGTTTTGAGTTGCTCACGCTAGAAAAATCCTGCGCCTTTGGATGACC